AGCCAGTCAATCTCCAGCACCTGGAGCTGCAGGGGCACGGGCAGGCCGTCTTCGGCGCGGCGGGTGCGCAGGCGGATGAGCACTTCGCCGTCTTGCTCCATGGCGCGGTAGGCGGCGGCCTGGATGCCGTAGATGTCGAGCCGGCCATCGGCATCGGCCACGCGGGCCCATTCGGCCCAGAGGGCGTCAATGTCGGAGGCGCGGCTGGACAGGCTGCGCGGCGTGATGCCGGTGCCCACGATGTTGGCCACCAGGCTTTCCAGGCCGCGGGCCACGTAGGGCACGTTCTGCACCAGGCTGCGGGCGCGCACGCGCAGGGTGGTGGCGTCGCCGGTGTGGTCGGTGTTGGCACTGGCGCCGGAACGGCGGGGGCGCCAGCCGTCACGCGGGCTGGCCCCTTCATAGGCGCGCAGGCGCTCACGGTCACGAATGCGCTTGAGGCCCGCGCTGGGCGCCACCGCGGCGATGAGCTTGTCGAGGATGTTGCCTGCCATGGTGGTGCCGGGGCCTTAATCGCCGCGCAGGGTGGCGAACTGCACGCGGTAACTGCCGCGCCGGTTGGAGGCCTGGGGCGAGACGGCGGCCAGCTCGCCCTTGATGAGGGTGCGGGCGCGTTCCAGGTCAGCCATGCTGCGGTAGGTGATGCGCCGGCCATTGACTTCGACCGTGAGCTCGCCGGTGGCGATGGCTGTGTCAACGGCGTTCAGGTCTGATGTGGTGAAGCTCATGGGCGGTGTTGCATAGTGTCCTGCGTGGTGCGCGCCAGGGCGCGGGCTGGATGGCTTCTTGCGGGATGCGCTGACGGTAGCCGGGGCGGTGTCTCATTTCCAGGAAAACTGAGACAAGCGGGTGAGACAAGCGGCTGAGACAAGCGGGTGCCCTGCCCTGACCGTTCAGGCCGGCGGGGCCACGCTGCGGCGGCTGGATTGCTTGAGCACGCGGTACACGGTGGCGCGGCCGATGCTGAGGGCCCGGGCCACCTCGGTGGCGTTGCGGCCGTTGAACATGGAGAGCACCTGGCTGACCAGTTCCTGCCGGGCGCTGGCGGGGCGGCTGGCGATGTAGCACTCTTCGCCCCGGAACTCAGCGCGCACGGCGGCCTTGAGCTGCTGCAGGGCCTGCGGCTCGAGCACGGTGAGGCGTGGGTCTTCGCGCAGGAACTCGAAGATGCGGTCGACCAGGTCAGCTTCCTGCGCTGGCGGGGTTGGGGGCTTGGCTGGCGTGGGCGCGGGCTTGCGGGGTGGGGGGTCTGCAAGGGCGGTGGCGGCGGCCTGGGGGTGGGCCTGTAGGTGGGCCTGGGGGTGGACCTGGGCGTGGGCGGCGGGTTTGGGCATGGGGGTTACCAGTCGCGGGTGGGGCGCCTGGGCGGCGGCGCAGGGGGTGGCGGGGCGGGCTCGGGTGGAGCGGCGGGGGCTGGTGGGGTGGGCGGGGTGGGCGCGGGGGCTGGCGGGGCGGGTGCGGGGTCTGGCGCTGGGGTGGCGGCGCTGGGCAGCGGGGCGGTCTGGGTGGGCGGCGCGGGCGGTGCAGTCGGCCCGGCCTGGGTGGGCGCAGGCTGCGGGGCGGCTGACATGGGCGCGGGGGCGGTCTGGGGCGCGGCCTGGGGTGCAGGCGCGGCCGGCGCTTCGTCGAACAGGCTGCGCTCTTCCACGCGGTTCTGCCACTTGAGCCAGTCGCCCTCTTTCCAGCGGTCGATGCCGGCGAAGTGGGCGCCGGCCAGGGCGTAGACGGCGCAGTCCAGCGCTTCGTTTCGGCGGCCGTTGGGCTTGACCCACTCCAGGCGCGGACGGCCTTTGACGTATTTGGTGACCAGGCGCTCAGCGGTGAGCTGCTCGAAGACTTCGGGCGGCAGCAGGCGGCTCAGGAGCACGTAGCCGGGGCCGGGCTGCTCGGTGCGCAGGCGGCCATAGATTTCGGCCTTGGCGGTGTCGGTGCCGATGGGCCAGAGCTTCACGCCGCCCTTGATCTTGTTGCCGCGCCAGTTCACGTCCACGTCTGTGGGCTTGCCCAGGACGGCCTTGCCCGCCTGGCTCTGGCCCTTCACGGCGTAGACGTGGGCGTGCTGGTGGGCGCGGGCGTAGGCGTAGACGGCCTGGGTGTGGTGGCCGCCCGAGTCGATCATGGTGGCGATGATGGGCACGGGCCGGCCGCTGGCGTGCAGCACGGGGGTGCGGCGGTATTCGGTGAGGCGGGCCCACACGCTGCCGGGTTCGCTTTCGGCCTGGCCGGGGTCGCCGTAGAAGACGGCGCGGTCCACCAGTTGGCGCTGCATGCCGCGGCCCCAGGCCCAGAGGTAGGCTTCGATACGGTCACCCTGGGTGTCCACGCCCATGGTCAGCACGAAGTGGCCCCACTGCACCTGGCGCAGGGGCACATCGGTGGCGCGCTTGCGCAGGGCGTGTTCGTCGGCGCGGTCGCCCTGCTCTTCGAAGGTTTCGGCCAGGCGCGTGTTGACGAAGACGCGCAGCAGGCTGATGTCACCCGTGCGGCTGGCGGCGATGGCGGTTTCCCACTCGGTCACCAGCGTGGCCCAGCTCAGCCAGCCCAGCGGGCTGTAGAGGCTGCTGAGCTGGAAGCCGCGCACGCGGCCGGCGGCGGCGCCAGGGTTCTCAGCCACCCAGCGGCCACCGGCCAGCATGCCAGGCTTGTGGTGCTCGCGGATCTCGGCGCCGCAGGCGCGGCAGACGTAGCGCACCGTGTCGGGCAGGGCGCGGCCTTCAGAGTCGCGGTCCCACTTCAGGCCGTGGGGCTTGTCGGTGCCCCAGTCCAGCGGCTGCAGTTCCTGGCAGTGCGGGCAGGGTACGTGGAAGCGGGCGCGGTCGCTGGCGAGGTAGCGGCCCTCGATGCGGCTGAAGTCTTTGGTGGTGGGCGTGCTGGTGAGCAGGCGCTTGCGGCGGCTGAAGGTGGACTGGCGGGCTTCGGCCAGCTTGATGGGGTCACCCTCGCCGTCCACGTCCAGCGGGTAGCCGTCGATTTCGTCCAGGAACAAGTCGCGCACGGGCATGGAGCGCAGGCCCGCGGCGCTGTTGGCGCCGGCCACGGCCATGAAGCCGCCGGCGAACTCCTTGAGCAGGGTGGTGTTGGCGTCATCCCTGGACCTGTTTTCCCTGACCTTGCGGCGCAAGGCTGGCGACTCCTCGATCATGGGCGCCAGGCGCTGGCGGCTGTAGCGCTTGGCCATGTCGATGGTGGGCTGCACGATCATCACCGGCCCGGGGTTGGTGTCCACCAGGTAGCCCAGCCAGTTGGAGCCGATGCGGGTCTTGCCGGTCTGCGCGCCCCACATCAGCACCACCTCTTCCACGGTGCTGTGCTGGCTGAGGCAGTCCATCGGCTCGCTGGCGTAGGGCGTGCGCGCGGCGCGGTAGGGGCCGGGCTCGGCGCTGTCTTTGGCGCTGAGGATGATGGAGCGTTCGGACCAGGTGGAGACGCCGATGCGCGCCGGCATGGCCGCGAACTCGCGCAGGATCTCATCGACGCGCTGCTGCGCGTCAACGAGCTGGTGCGGGAGGTCGCGGGCGCCCATTCGTCAGGTTTCAAGCGCTAGGCCGTGCTGCTTTGGGGCTTGCGCGGGCTCGGGCGGCAGAAGCGTGCCCTGGGCCTGGGCGCGGGCTATGCGCTCGCAGGCGATGTCGAAATACTTGCGCTCGCGCTCGATGCCGGTGAACGCCTTGCCAAGCTGCGCGCACGCTACGCCGGTTGTCCCGCTGCCCATAAATGGGTCGAGCACCGTTTGCGCAGCGGGCACAAAGCTCACGCACCAGCGCATGAGCTCAACCGGCTTCTGTGTAGGGTGCTCGTCGCCGGGGTTCTTCTTGTAGTAGCTGAACTGCCTCAGAGCACGGTGCATGCTCGTCCACGCCAGTTCTCCATCGGCGAAATCGCCGCCCATGCGCTTTTCCCAATACAGCCAACCCATGCTGGCCGGCAGCATGTCCGCAAAGTAGTTCCCTCCCCAAATCACGGCTGCAGGGGTCTTCTCAATCATCAGACCGAACAGCCAAGCGGGTGGGCGCTCGTTGTCCCATCCCAGCTTGTCACCGTTCGTGCGTTTGCTGCCGCGTGTGCGCTGGGCGCCGCCGTCTTGCCCAATGCCATATGGCGGGTCGGTACACAGAAGATCGTGCGCAGGCAGCAGCGGCAGCACCTCGCGGCAGTCTCCGTGCCACAGTTCCGCGTTCCCTATGACCACTTTTTCCGGCATTCCATCTCCGATTCAGTTCGTCAGGTGGCCGCGGTGAGCTGCGACATCACCTGGCGCAGCTCGTCCTCGAGCAGGGCATGGATGCGCGCCTGGTCAGACTCCGCAGCAAGCTGGGCCGACAGGCGGGCG